AGTGACGATTTGTGTAGTCGCTAATATGCGCAACAGCTGCGTCCAGCAGTGCCGTAATCGTGTCGTCCTCGTCACTACCATCTACGCGCAAAAAAAGCTTCATATCAGCAAGTGATACGACGTCAGTTCCAGTGGTGTATGATGGTTTAATAATGATCATGGCGAGGAAAAAAAAAGGAAGCCCAGCCCAATTGCCAGGCTTCCAAGTTTAGTTGTTTTTATTCAAAGTCGAACAAGTAAGCCATGGCATTGCCCTGACGCACCTCAGTATCGTAGAAACGATTGATGTGCAGTGCGATCTGCGCTTTGCCGGCATTTGTGAACGGGTCTACAAGCAAATCGACACCGCCGAAATATGCAAGTACCATACCCAAATTAAAGTCACCAAACAACAACGCACCTTCTGATGCTGTGCTGTCTGCAACTTGTGGTGTAAAGTGGACGTCATAACCGTCAAGTTGACCATTTGACACCAATGCACTTACGTTGCTTACTGCTGCGTCTGGCTTCAGCAAAGTCATCGCCGTAGGGTTGCCGACGTAGCGACAGCGCGACAAATCTCCACCAGCAGCCAATACAAGTGACTGCATATTTACAATGTCAGCATATGTAGCAGCTGCGTCTTTATCAACTTGGTGTGCTGCAGGAATACCTGCTGCTGCCTTTGAAAAGACTGCTTTGTCAACATGCTCGTTAATTCCAGCTGCCAACTCACGGCTAATCATAGCGTCAACCTGTGCGCCACCTTGCAAAATCAACTGCTTGCTGTACTTTGTGTTTGCACTGACGCGAATTGGTGTCAATGTCACCTCGTCAAGCTCCAAACCTGATGCAGCATCAGCGCCGATTTCGTTGTTTGGGTCTGATGGCTCTGCTGCACCAGCCTTTGCACTAACACGCGGAAACTTAAGGTTGCCTGTGGCGTTGTTAATAGTTGTAACACCAACGCGCTCTGCCAACGTAGGTGTGCGCAATGCGTCAATGACACCAGGAACTGTAGTAGCAACAAAACCTGAACCATCGCCACTGCCAGCAGCTTGGAAATTATCTGCTGTGCCGTTACGGAACAATGCTGACGCAGGAATGCCAATCTGGCCTGACATCTGCAAACCGCGCATTTGGTATTCCTTTGCGGCCTCTTGTGACCATTCAGCTTCAGCGCCTTCGAGTGCCTTGCCAAAGCTTGCAGCTGTGACAGCGCGACTTAGGCTGAAAGAGCGATTAATCTTATTAATTTCTTTCACCTCTGACACTGATGCAGCGCCCATTTGTGCCTGGCGTGCAATCATATCTTCATGTGCTTGGCGGCGTTGGATTTTGCCGTCGAGACGCTCAACCTCGCGCTTGCAAAGGTCGGCTTCTTCTTGTTCGTTGTTGGTCCAGTCGCGGTTTTCTGTTTCTGCGAGGTTCACCAACTCTTCAAAGCGATCAGCGTGCTTGGCACGAGTCGCCTTCATCTCATTGAGATTCATTTGTTGTGGAATTTGAGGTTCGTTATTCTCTGTATCTGTGTCGGCGACCGCATCCGCGATCACTTCGTCAATATCAAGCTGTTGGTCACGCGCTTGCACCGTGGCGGCTGCGTATGCTGGGTAGGTCACTGGTGACACATCCAACAATTGCCGCACTTTGTCTACGCTGCGCACAGTGCGCTCTTCGTTCCATGACTGTTTGTCAATGGTGAAAGCAAACGATGACTGTGAAATATCACCGCGCTTAACGCTTTCGTAGAAATCCCGTGCGTATTGCTGGTCTCCCAGCTTTACTTTGTATTTCAATCCACGCTCGTCTGTTGACAGCTCAAGCGTGCCGTTGCTGGTACGGCCCAAGATAAGATTTGGGTCGTGGTTAATTAGTGCCCGCACGTCGTTGTCCATGACGTCATCAAATGCGCCTGGACGGATAACCTCGCGAAATGCACCTAAGTCTGTTTCGCTGTTATATACAGCAGCGTAACCCTCAAGCGTCATATCGTCGCTATCCTCGCGCACCTCAATAGTGCCCATGGTCCGCTTTTCGGCTTCGTCGTGTTGTGTACGTTCGTCGTTTTCCATTTGTTCTACCTTTTCACGAGACCAGTTGTGTGCAGTCTTTCCGCCCCACAAAAGGTACGAAATCGTACCGCATGCCTCGGTGTCGTCTGGATTGTAGTATGTCTCTGCGCGCGACAAAAAGCTGTACATGCGCTTCACGCGTGCGTCACTCAATGTCTCGCCAGCTGCAAGGATTCGTGCAGTCTCTTTACCAACTGCCGTCGCACATTTGCCCCCACCCTCTTCGTTCAAGCGTTGTCCGCGCCGCGCGTTGTTGCGCATAGCCTCTGGATACTTACTGTACGGCATCGCTGCTCACTTTTGCGCTGTACTCGCCAAGACGGTCCAATGCGATTTGATTGATCTGAATTGTATGCTGATCACCGCCGTCTACAGGGTTCATTTGCTCCTTGCCGCGCACTTCATTAATGCTCATCACGCCACTTTGCAGCATCTGCTGGTAAAAGTTAGTGCGTGCGGCCAAATCACCGCGGTACAGGTCATTCATGTTGAACTTGCTGTACACGTCTGGGCGCTCAAAGCTTTGAATCAACTTACGGTCAATTTCTTGCCCAAGGGGCAATTGTGTGACGTGCAAACTGCAAATTCTGCTGTTCTACATTGTTGAACGTCGTTTGGCTCGGTAGCTGTACAAGCGACGTCGGTACGCTGTATATACGGCAAATTTCCTCCGCTTGGAACTTACGCGTCTCAATAAACTGCGCTTCATCTGGCGTAATTGTAATGCGTTGGTACTTAAAACCGAACGGCAACAGCTTGGTACCTGCGTTCATTGCGCTTTGGTTCCAACTGTTTTGAATAACGTCCATTTGTTCCTTTCGCAACGGCTGATCTGACGCCAAAACGCCTGTCATTTGCCCTTTTTGCCCGAAATACTCGCTTCCAAAGTCCTGTGCTGCCTTGGCCAAGCCCATATTTTCGCGATGCAAGCGAATGGGGCTCATTTTGTTCATGCAGCTAATCTCAAGCATGTTGTCCTGGGTCACTGCGCCGTAGTTACGGATGACAAACACGCGTTCTCCCTCCACTTCCTTGACGTCAACGTCGTAGTAGCTGACCGGCACCAAGCGCTCTGCATAACCTCGTGCATTCCGCTCAATAATTGCGTACCCACAGCCGTACATGAGCGCGCTGGACATCAAGTTTTCCCAGAAATCGTATGCGTTCTGGTTCTCGTTTGGCGCCGACGTAATCAGCGCGTACGATGGGTGTTGGTTTGCCACCTCAATGTTGCGTCCGTCACGCACGTAAATTTCAAGGTCAAGGCTGCTAATTGTGCTTGCAATCTTGTTAATGCAAGCGTAGACAGTGCTAATAGCCAGTGCGCTTTGTTCGGTAACATTTACTCCGCTGCGCACGATGGGGTTGATGCCCATTTCGGCCTCCAATGTCTGACTGTTGTACTTACCTACTCGGTAACGGAACAAGGCGCTAAGGCGTTCGGTTAGTGTGGCCATACGTTGCGGGTTAGCTTAGAATATACGGAGTTTTGCTCACAAATCAAAAATCTCAAGCATAATATCTTCTTCGCCTAACGTGTGACAATATTCGTTCATGGCAATGATGCTTGCAATCACGCCGTCCACCTTTTTGTTCTCTTGGCGTTCCTTAGTCACACGCTTGTTTTCGTTGACGTCGACATACACAACAGCGCAGCCCATCTGCCAGCGCATGCACCTGTTGCCTCCATGTATAATTTGACCGCGCATAACGGCCATCTCAAACTCCTTTGTCGGGGCATTCATGACAGTGATTTGTTGTGCCATAGTGTTCATTACAATGCCTTCCGCCTCCAACTCTGACACAATTGTGATGCTGTATCTGGGGTCGTAGCCAATAGACCGTATATCGTATTTCTGACATTGCTCGCTGATGTAGGCCCGGACAATGCCGTGATCAGTCACGTTGCCTGGCGTTATCGTGATGTCGCCACTGCGTTCGAATGCCACGTAGTCAATGCCCGCGCTTAGTTTTTTGGTGTGCGCCTTTTCTGAATTGACAAATTGATGCACAAGCA